TTAGTATGAATTTAACTGAAATAATGAGAGAGTATGACCAAATTAGGTTTACTCAAAATGAATTAGAATATGAAGGACACGTGACTGAAGTTCATGAAAACTTTATAAAAGGTAAATTCTTTGAGAAGATTGGAAGTCATAGAGTTGACGACTGGTTCGAATCAATAATATACTTGGACGATTTCAAAGGTTTAAAACTAGAATGGTTCTTTGAAGGACAAGGTTGTGATAACTCTGCAATAGGTGTCAGCGGTGCTTGGGAATTATTTTGTTCCTAGGGGTTGACAATGACTCTCACTTTTTAGTATACTAATAATATGACAAATTCAATAAGAAACCAAAAAGACTCACTTGCCAAGTTAATGGCTACCGAAAACCTTACTATAGTTCATAAGAAGGTTCCAACTGCATATTTCGATTTAGAGAATAGAATACTTTGTTGTCCTATTCTTAAAGACGAAATCTCACCCGAACTTTATGACTTGTTTATGGGTCATGAAGTATCTCATGCACTGAATACACCATATGAAGGTGTTCATTCTGCAGTGACAAAAAACAGAACACTTAAAGGATATCTTAATGTTGTTGAAGACGTTAGGATTGAGAAAATGATTAAGAACAAATATCAAGGTCTTAGAAAATCATTTTACAAAGCATACAATGAATTAATGGATATGGATTTCTTTGGAATCAAAGATAGAAATCTACAAGAACTTTCATTGATTGATAAAATCAACCTTATCACAAAATGTGGTTCAAGGATTCAAATCAAACTCACTCAAGAAGAACAAGAATTCTTAGACTGGTCTAACAGATGTCAGACTTGGGAAGAGGTTGTTGAATGTGCAACTGCAATTTACGAATGGTCAAAAGAGAATGAGACAAGAACTGAAGACGATTTAAAAATGGTTCCTCAAATGTTTGACATTGGTGATGACGAAGAAGACGAAGACGGAGATGAGTCAGAAAAGTTTGACAATGACTTCGGTGATTCAGACGAAGATTACGAAGACGAAGACAACCTTCCCGAGATAGACGATTCAGAAAACTCTGAAGACGGAGAAGAAAAAGAAGAAGGTGAGGAAGAGTCTGAAGAAGAAACTGAAGAAGAAGGTAAGTCACAAAGAAAAATGACTGGTGGTAAAGAAGCTTCCAGTGGTGAGTATGATGACGAAAACGGTGCAAGGGAATCAATCACTGAACATAATGCACATAACAACGAAGGTCAGTTATATTCAGATGAAAACATTATCAAAATCAGTGTTGACCTCAAAGACAAATACACAAAAGAAAATGACATGATGAGAAGTGTCAAAGTGTCTTACAAAGATTTACTAAAAGATATGAGAGAATCATTCTTTGAAGACATTAATGCAAAAAACAAAGAAGTTGCACTTCACACCATGAACAAACTAGAAGCTAAAAACAAAAAGATTGTGAATCATATGGTGAAGGAATTCGAAATGAAACAATCTGCAAAAAGAGCTGTTCATGCCTTCAGTGGTAAAACTGGAAAACTTGATATGAATGCTCTTGCAAAATATCAGATTGTTGATGACATTTTCAAAAGAGTGACTTACTTGCCTGAAGGTGAGAACCATGGTGTTAACGTAATGATTGACTGGAGTGGTTCTATCCACAATGAGGTTCTTGACCTAATCGAACAAGCACTTGTCCTAACAATGTTCTGCAGAAAAGCAAACATTCCTCACAGAGTTTATCTCTTCTCAGACAATTACGATAGAGACGTAGACGGATATAGAAGAGACAATGGACAATTACTTGAACTATTCTCAGACAAACAAAATACTAGAGAATACAAAGAAATGTTTATGTATATTTCTCAGATTTGGAATGACTACTTTGCAGATAGACTAAGTGGTTATGGAAGAAAATTTGAGAAGTCAGTTGAAATTTGGAATGACTGGTTCGAGGGAACACACTATGTCCAAGAATATGACGGGTATTACATTTACCTTCCAAGATATTCTGTTCCTCAAAGATTTGGTCTTGGTGGAACACCTCTTGACCATACACTATTTTCAATGAGAACACTTCTCAGAGATTTCCAAAAAGAATATGGTATTGAGAAATCAATTCTAACAGTTATCACTGATGGTTATTCTCATGGTTCTAATGTTCTTCAGAGAACTGAAGAGACTAATGCTCAAATCAAAGAACAAACTAATGAAGAAATGGATACATGGAATGTTGAACAACATATTGAAATCATTGACCCATATTCAAGAAGAGTCTACCCAATATCTACTGGAAGATATTACAGAGGTGGTGACTTCAAAAGAACTCAGAATATCCTTGACTGGATTTCTAAAGAAACTGGTGTCATTGTCACTGGATACTTTGTTGTTGGTAAGAAACAAGACTTTGTTCAAATCTACAGTGAAGTTAAAAAAACAGAATACTATTCAGATTACAAAACTGAGTGGTTGCAGTGTAGAAAAACTGGAATGGTTGTTAACTGTCACGGATATAACAAACTCTTCATTACCGCTGCAAGTTCAATCGGAACTGAAGGAACCGATGAGTTAGACGAAGAATTGGTCGATGCGAAAAAAGTTAGAGTTCTAGCTGCTTTCAAAAGAAACCAAAAGTCTAAAACTACTTCAAGATTTTTAACCAACGAATTCATTAAGGAGATAGCATAATGGAAGCAAAATATATGATGAATGAAACATTCATTTTAGAGAGAGACGATTACAGGGACTTTACCAATAGGGTAATGATACTGCAATCAAGAAAAGAAGAAGCACCTTATATCGTGGAACACGATTATATCCAAGACACTTTTGAAGTGACACTACTGGATAACAGGTATACATTAAAAACAATAATGGAGAAAACCCAATGAGAGATACATTAAGAGTAGACCCAGCTTACTATATCTCAACTGTAAACGATTATAGTAAATTTGCAGATGCAGTTATGGACGTGGGGCCTTCACCCTGCGTCAGATATGATTGTCCTATGTTCAATGAATGCAAGTCCGAAGAGAAGGAATGTTTTGCATTTAGAATTTGGGTCAATAATGGTGGTGAGTTGAATGAGAAACAACAACTAAAAATGGGAACTAGATTTGAATCAATTAAGTAAAATACTTGACAATGACCTTCACTTTTTAGTATACTATACAAGATGAGAAAAATAACTAATAACTTAAAAGGAGACTATATGGATAAAAGAAGTTATAACAGAGATGAATCGATTACCGTTGCTGGAAAACCGTTTCATTTTACACCCGATAGGAAGGAATTTTTGGAAGCACTTTCCAAGTCATATCCCGAACAGACGGTTTTTACTAAAGAAGAAATTAATGCAGTGGGTTCATTCCCATACTGGGTTAAATCTTCAAGGTATGATTTTAGAGACAATGGTGTCTTCAATCTTACTCAAGTTATGGGTGGATACAACGGTGGATATACTGAATCTGCAATTGTCCCACCAGTAGAACAACCAAAAGTTGTTCCAGTTCCAGCACCAGTTGCTAGTTCTAACATGCCAGTTGCAGCTGCTACTGCTTCTGTTAATATGAATGACAATGTCAAAATCATTCCCGAGAAAATGTCTAACTATGTTCCTTTCGGACACTTCAAAGATGTCAAGAACATAATCAAGTCTAAAATCTTTTTTCCAGTATTCATTACTGGTCTAAGTGGTAATGGTAAAACATTGATGATTGAACAAACATGTGCTCAATTGAATAGAGAACTCTTCAGAGTCAATATCACCATTGAGACAGATGAAGACGACCTAATGGGTGGTCACACTTTAGTCAATGGTAATGTTGTCTTCAGAGAAGGCCCTGTTATCAAAGCTATGAGAAAAGGTGCTGTCCTTCTCTTAGACGAAGTTGACTTGGGTTCTAACAAATTAATGTGTCTACAGTCAGTTCTTGAAGGTAAAGGATACCTAATCAAGAAAACTGGTGAGTGGGTGACACCTGCTAAAGGTTTCACAATCCTTGCGACTGCAAACACTAAAGGACAAGGTTCTGAAGATGGAAAGTTCATTGGAACTCAAATCATGAATGAAGCAATGTTGGAAAGGTTTGCAATCACAATGCAACAAGAATATCCACCAGTGACTACTGAGAGAAAAATTCTTGCAAAAGAAATGGAACTCAGTGGAGACGTTGACGAAGAGTTCGTTGAGAAACTAGTAGACTGGGCGGACATAATCAGAAAAACTTACTATGAAGGTGCGATAGATGATGTCGTGACTACTAGAAGACTGGTTCACATTGTCAATGCATTCAGAATGTTTGGTGACAAACTGAAGTCAATTCAAATGTGTATTTCAAGGTTTGACGAAGAGACTAGAAATAGTATCCTCGACCTTTACACTAAAATCGACGCAGGTGTCGACCTAAATGCTGAAAACCCAGTTGACGAAACTGAGTCTTCAGAGTATAATGATTAATATGTTTGGTAAAAAGGTTAAATCAAAGTCAATAGACTACAAATATAACGAGGGAGAACTCTTAAAGGAGTTTTCCCAGTATATTGATAAAACCTATGCCCAACATTATAGTTTAAACAAATACCAATCCACTGAATTTATTATTGACAGTGGACATGGTGAGGGTTTTTGTATCGGGAACATATTGAAGTATGCACAACGATACGGTAAAAAAGGTGGTAAGAATAGAGCAGACCTTCTAAAGGTTTTACATTATGGTCTATTCATGCTTCATGTTCACGATAAACAGGAGACTAAAAAGTGATGAAAATTAGTAATGACACGAGAAATGTCTTAAAAAATTTCTCAACAATTAACCAAGGGATTAAAGTAAGTAGTGGTAATACACTTCAAACAATCTCTAATATGAAAAACATTCTTGCAGTTGCAACTGTATCTGAGGACTTTCCTCAAGATTTCAGTATCTACAATCTGCCTGAATTCTTAGGTGCAACCAGTTTACTGGAAGACCCCGACTTTCAATTTGGTGATGCAAGTTTAACAGTTGCAGACAACAATTCAAGTCTTGCATATTTCTATGCAAGTGAAGGTATGGTGACTTCACCCGAAAAAATGATAACAATGCCTGATGCAGAAATCGGTATTGATATCTCTTCTACACTTCTAAACGAGTTGCAGAAAGCAGCTAGTGTTCTAGGTGTAGGTGACTTAGTCCTATCAAGTGACGGAACAACAATCAAGTTGGAAGTGACTGATAAGAAAAATTCAACTTCAAACACATTCTCAAGAATCGTGGGTGAGGGAAATGGTGTTTCATACACTATGAACTTTAAGATTGAGAACCTTAAAGTGTTAGACGGAAACTATGAAGTTCTAGTTTCGTCAAAAGGAATCTCACACTTTAAAAACAAAGATGTGGATTTAGAATATTTTATTGCATTGGAGCCTGATAGCAAATACAATGTTTAACCTATATAATAGTGTAGGTATTGTGCTAGTCTCTGCAATGCATACGGGACATAAGACATCTCATCAATCTTCAAGGGTTCTTATGACAGTTAATTCGGAGGGGTTTTAACTTCTATGACAAAACATACTGACTTCCATTCGGGTAAAAGAAAGTTTATCAAAGGTAAACTTCCACTCGAAAGGAAGTTAGACAGTTTCGATTTTGAACAAGAAGAATCTCATGTAATAAATTCAAATTGGTTAAAATCACAAGAAGACAGTATAAAACTTAAAGAACAAAACATGATTGAACTTTTCAAAGGTGGAAGACAACCAAAGTTCAGTAATGAAATAATGAGAAAACATTTAAAGAAATACAAACAAAGAAAAATAAGAAAAAATTATGTAGGTGTCACCAAACAGTTTTATGATGACCCTAATTTGTTTTGTAAATATATTTTATGGAGACTAGGTGAATTATGAAAGAAGAATTTTTATATGTGGAGAAATACAGGCCTCAAACCATTGAGGACACGATACTACCTCAGAGTCTTAAAAAGACATTCAAAGAATTTGTCAATCAAGGTGAGATACCCAATCTTATGTTATGTGGAACAGCAGGTGTAGGTAAAACTACAGTTGCAAAGGCATTATGTAATGAAATGGGTGCAGACTTTATCGTTATCAATGGTTCTGATGAAGGTAGATTGATTGACACACTAAGAACCAAAATCAAAAACTTTGCTTCTACAGTATCCTTAAGTGGTGGTGCAAAGGTTGTAATCCTTGACGAAGCAGATTATATTTCTGCAGACTCAGTTCAACCTGCGTTGAGAAACTTTATTGAAGAGTTCTCTTCTAACTGTAGATTCATATTCACTTGTAATTACAAGAATAGAATAATACAACCACTACATTCAAGAACAACTGTAATAGATTTCAAACTAACACCAAAAGATAAACAAACACTTGCTGGTGTCTTCCTCCAAAGACTTAAAGAGATTTGTGAGTTGGAAGATATCAAATATGAAGAAAAGGTTTTAGTAGAACTTATTCTAAAGTTCTTCCCCGATTTCAGAAGGTGTATCAATGAAGTGCAACGTTATGGTGTTGGTGGTGTTATTGACACGGGTCTTATTGCAACACTAGCCGAAGAGAAACTTACACCTCTCATTGATATGATTGCAGACAAGAACTGGAAAGGTATGAGGAAGTGGGTTGGTCAGAATAGTGACAACGACTTCGATACACTTTACAGAAAAGTTTTCAATGCATTGGAACAAAGACTAGAACCTTCTAGTGTTCCAGCTGCAGTTCTTTTTATTGCAGACTATCAATACAAGTCTGCATTTGCAATGGATAGTGAAATCAATTTCGTTGCATGTTTAACTGAAATCATGTCGGAGTGTAAATTCAAAAATGGGTAAACTCAGACAATGGTTCTTTAGGTGGTTTGATTCTCAAGTAGAGAAATCAATCCAAAGAAAAGCAGACAGAATGTTTATGAAACATAAAGTCAAAACTACAGATGGAGATAATACATGACACAATATAATGAGAGAGTTCAATATCAGAGGGATTTACTTGCAGCTGAGAAGTGGTCAAAAACTGTTAAGTCAGTTCATGCACATTCACTTAATTCAATGTGGTATGATACAAGACCACAAGATACCGAAGACGGAAAGTCTGTAATGGATATACAATACAATAGTGGACTTGTTGAGAGACATACACATGACGGTTATACACTTTACTTTGGAGAAGAACTCAAAGGTGAAGAACTTGTATACGAATATGGAAGACATGTCTAAAAGAAATCCTTTTGATTTTGTAAAGTCGGTCTCTTACGACAAAAAAAACCTCATGGTTGATGAGGTTGAAGAGAAATCATATCAACCATTTTTAATTAATAAAGCATTATCTTATCACCAAGATTCTGTTTTTCTTACTAACGAGATGAATATCAGACATGGTTCTGATAACCGTCTTCAATACCTCTTTTTCCTAAATACTCTTAGGAAAAGACAAAGGTTCTCTAAATGGAGTAAACCTTATGTTAGTAAAAAACTCGATACTATAAAAGAGTATTATCAGATATCAACAAGAGAGGCAAAAGAGTATGTCAACCTACTATCTGATAAACAATATCGTGAATTGAAAAACAGAATGAAAACTGGTGGTAGAGATAATGGATAACCAAGAAGATATAGTAAAAGACCTAGTAGAGGTCACATTCCCCGAAAAAGAAGATTTTTTAAAAATAAGAGAAACACTTTCACGTATTGGTGTAGCCTCACGTAAAGATAAGGAACTATTCCAATCATGTCATATACTTCACAAACGTGGTAAGTATTACATAACACATTTTAAAGAACTATTCAAACTAGACGGTAAACCGTCCAACTTAGATGAGTCAGACATTGCAAGAAGGAACACTATAGTGTCACTTTTAGAACAATGGAAACTAGTCTCAGTAGTCAACTCAAATCAAGTTTCCGAACCAAAAGCACCATTGAGTCAGATAAAAATCATTCCATTTCGTGAAAAAAATGAATGGAAATTGACAACAAAATACTCAATTGGGTCGTCAAATCCCTAAATAAAGGGATTATAAATATAACAGGAGGAACTATGTTCTCAGCTATCATAGACTTCATTATGGGAATTTGGAATTTATTAATGGTAATTCCAGTCGTAATATCTATTTGTAGTGTAATTGTCGCTTTGACACCTACACCACATGATGATAAAATGTGGGCTAAAGTATATAAATACTTAGAAGTCCTTGCACTTGCAATCGGTAAAGCTAAAGATAAAAACCCATTGTTAGATAAGTAAATAAGAGGTAATAAATTATGGAAATTATAGGAATCATACTAGTCGTTTTAGTAATTGCTTACTTTGTCTCAAACAACAAAAAAGATAAGAAGGTTGAAGTATCTGTTAAACCAGTATCAAAACCCGAAAAACCAAGTGTTGCAGAGCTAAAGAAGTTGACTAAAAACCAATTGATTGAACTTGCAGAGAAGAAAAATCTAAAAGTCAAGAAAAGTGGTGCTAAAGCTGCAGTTATTTCAGAAATTCGTGACCAACTAAAATAGTTAGGAAACAATCTCATAAAGGGAGCTCATGCTCCCTTTTTTTATATAAATAGAAGTATGGAAGCTATATTCGATTTGATAGGTGATGTGGGTGTCCCAATTGCAATGGCATTAGTCATGGGTGTATTCATCTTTCTAATAATTAGACAAATCATGGAAGGTATAGTTGATTCCATTAAAACACTAACAATGTTTTGTGAATCTTTAGAGAATCGTGCAAGAACAATGTCTAACGAAATGATTAAGATAGATATGTTAGTGTCAAGTGCATTAGAGTTAAGACCCGATATAGACAGAGTTGCAAGAGCAGAAAACTTTATAGAAGACGGTAAACTTGATGTAAGGAGGGATTAATGGAAACAGAAGTCCCTATGATTGTAGAATTGATTACCGATTACGGATTCCCCGTAGTCATGATGGTAGGACTTGGATATTTCGTTTATTTTGTGTGGAACTTTATTAGTGAACACATAGACCCCGAAATAGAAAAAATGCACTTTGCATTGATTCGAGTCATTGACCAAACGAGAATGCTTGACCAAGACTTAATCCGTTTAAAAGAAAAGGTTGACGTTGTTTTAGAATACCGTGAAAATGAAAAGAAAAGAAAGGAATCTAACAATGACTAAAGTATTACCTATTACATATTTGTTG